AGCCCCGGCCCCGGGCGCGGCTCCCGCAAGCCCCGGGGAGGGTTCCCGGGGAGGCGGGGAGGCGATGAGCGGTTGCGGTCTTGGCCTTCATCGTTTCCTCGCTGGCCTCCTTGGTGGGGTGGCGCTCTTGGTGGGAGCGTTTTGCTTTGCTAGTGCCTTTGAACGATCAGCAGACCAATCCAGATATGCCTTGTCCAACCTTGCTATGTGATGAAATACGTCTTCCCGTTGCTCACCCTCAATCTCATTCGCTTCGCACCAGTAGTGGATTGACAACCAAGAGATTGGGCCTTGCGAATATCCGAGTGTCCTACAAGACATCAAATCCAGAAATGCCACATAGAACAGATTCAGTCCGACTTCAAGAACCGGGGCATTGCGGATTGCTTCAGGGTACGGTTGCCGCGACCTTACGCAATCCTCCACAATGCCCCGTTCATTTTTGCCAATGCCCAGACTGTAGATCAAGACGTCAATCAGTTTTTTGCTTCAACCTCCAACACGTTCGCCTTGAACAGCGACGACTTGCGGGACTGCTCCAGCACGTCATCGAACAGGTCAGGCAGATCGGTGAAGACCTGGATGATGTTCGCCTTGGTACAGGCCAGCTCGTTGCCCGCCTCATCCGTGAAGCCAGTCCAGCTCAGCACGACCGTATCCGCCAGCACTTCGCGGAAGATGGTGCGCTGCTGCTCCGGGTCAAGCAGGCCATGCTTGGACTGGAGCTCATACTTGCGCATGGTGTTCTGGACGGCTTTCTCGAACTTGACGTTGCTGCCGCCCGCCCGGGCGATCTTGATGGTCTGGCCGTCGCCGTAGTCCAGGTAGATGCCATCCACCTCAGCAGACTTGTTGGTCTTGAACTTCTCATAAATGGACTTCTTGTTGCTCATGTCGCTTGCTCCTGATGGATGGGGTTGTTGCTGGTGGATCAGACGGACGGGATGAACGGGAACTGCTGGGTCAACAGGGTGTAGCCGAACGAGGATTCAAACGCGCTGTTCTCAAGCGGGATCGTGATTGCCTGATCCTGCTCGACCGCGAGACGGCCATTGCCCAGCGCCATCAGCGGAATGTCGATCAAGAAGCCCATGTTGTCGCTGACGGTGATGATGTCCATGGTGCAGTCCGCATACTGACGGACGGCATTGACCGCGCGCAGATCCATGAAGTATGCGGTGATGGAGCCGCCCACTTCAAACGTGCCAGCGGTCATCTCGACCGCGCCGAACGAACCCACTGCCTTGATCGCAGAGGCGTTGTTGTTCAGCGTGACCGACAAGTCCGTGGCGAACGAGTACAGCGGAACCGGGTCAGCCTGCCCGGGGATGATCGTGGAAAGCTTGATGCGCTTGAAGTCGCTGGAGCTGTTGATCGCATCCATGGGCGTCAGGTACGGACGCAGACCAGCCTTCAGCCCCTGCGCCCCGGTGCGGTACTCCGCATCAGCGCCGACAAATGCGAGGTCAACAGTGATCTTGTCTTCCTGCGGGATGTTGATGGTGAGTTCATTCGGCACCTGGCCGGTCAGGTACTCCGACTGGACGCCATCCGCATCGTTGCCCAGCGTGCGCTCCAGCTGGATGGTTCCGCGCGTGATGTTGGCTGGGTCAGGCTCGTTGCGAATGACCGTGCCCAGATAGATCTGGATGACGCCAGCTCCAGCCTCATCACTCGGGTCGAAGGTGGCCTTGTCGAAGGTGATCTCACCATCATCCTCATTGACGGTCACTGCCCGGGCGAAGCCGTCATTGTCCGTGGTGCCGCTGATGTAGAACCACTCGCCCGGAATCAGGCCAAAGTCCTCCACATCAGCAATCAGAACTCGCCCAGCAATGGAGTAGCCGGTGATGTTGAAGCCAACCAACTCCAACTTCGCTTCAGCAGGAGGTGTCGCCTCCGCCACGCTGTTGCCATCGACCGAGACGGTGGAGCCTGTCCGCGAAGTGACGTTGAACACGCCGTTGTTCGCGGAGTTGGCGAAGCCGCTGGCCTTGATGATGCTGCCCACCGGGAACGCGGGCATGGTTCCGGTAACGGTGAACTGCGTGGCGCTGACCGAAGCAACAGGGATCCGATTCCCGTTGAGCGGGTCAGTGGTCAGGCGCTGCCGGGCCATCGCAAAGCAGAAGCCCTGCAGCAAATCGAACGTGTTGTTGTGGGTCAGGTCTTGCGTGAAGCCGCCCGTCGCATCAACACCAGTCGCAGTGCCCTTGCGACGCTGGCGGGTGCGATTGATCGGGTTGCGCGCCACAGTGTTGATGGTGGAACCAAAATCGCTGTAGGAATTGGGCTCCAGCATCTTCCAGATCGGGCCAACCGCCTCATCGACTCCACCTGCGCTGACGTAGATGTTGTCATTGTCGGGATCAGCGCCCGGGTTCGGTGCAAGAGCTGGCGCTGATCCGCCCAACTCAATCTGGGCACCGTTGCCGGCGGAACCGGGGACGTTGGCGATCAGAACCACATATGGCGCCTGCACTTCGGCGGTGAACTTCGCAGAAACGTCAGCATTGGCATTGAGAGCTGCCACCATGTTGTCGCGGAGCAGGGCCAGGTTGCCGTCCGTCTCGATGTCTGCGCCAGGGTCAACAACGTCGCCGTCGTCCACGAAAGTGAAGGTGTTACCACCTCCGCTTTCCCCTTCAACCACGAACGTGTCCCCAATGCCCGGCTGGGACACGACGTTGATCATTGCAAATCCTGCCTGTGCCGCAGACGCGGCGGGCAGCTCCTTGAAGCACCGCTCCCAAGCATAGCTCAGGCCGGTGACGTTGGAGTCGATCTTTACAACAGGGCAATCTTCAGTCTGGTACATGGCTATTTGACCTCATCGTATTGGAATTGGATGACAGCGTTGACGTTGTACCACGCGCGATCATTTCCAATCTCGCGGGTCGTGGCGTTGCGGAACCAAACGCCACCGGGCGTCCTGATCCCTTGGTAAGCATCGCGCGCCGACTCGGCCATGCGCTGTGCTAGGGTTCTGCCTCCTTTGTCAAGAAGGCCAAAGCACTGAACAAAAATCATTCCTTCCCGGCGCCACCGACTCCGGCCATGCTGGCAAGACAAGGAAGCTTGCCCGCCATCAGTATGTTGCATCGTCCAACGAAACCATGACCCGTTCTCAGGCGGGTCATTCTTCTCAGCTCCAACATACCTCTTCTCAAGCGACGCCCACTGGGCATCAGCCATTGTCTTGAAGACGGTCACACACTCGCGTTCCGCTTGTTGAGATGTGCATGTCATCGGCGTGCCTGAACTTCAAAGTAGATGGAAGTGCCATCAGGATCAAGACCCTTGACGCTGACGATGCGATACTTGGCGCCACTCGCCCGGGCAATCTCGCCTTGCATGTTCGGCTCAGCGGTCAACCCTTTCGCAGCAACCAGCACCTTCTTGTTGCTGCGATGAATTTCAGTCCCATCAGCGTATGCCTTGCCAGCTTCCTTCCCGGAGTAGTTCAGGAAGACCGCGCGAGCAGGGATCACCTGCTCAGCGCTGTCACCAGTCTCGTTGGGGAAGTTGGGATCAGGCAACACCATCGTGAAGACCTTCATGACAACCGGCTCACCATTGCGGTCAATCAATTCCTTCGCAAGATCAACTGCCCAATCGAACGTGCCCATGACTCAGACCCTCACAGTCCGAAGCCCGAAGCCTCCGCCACAGGCAGAGAACAACGGGGCAAGCAACGAGTCAACAGCGGGGAATGACGGCTCAGGCAGCCCGCCACCCTTCAGGTCTTGCGCAGTCATGAACTCGCGTTCGATGACGTCCACCTTCTCACGCTTCACCATCTTGCCATCGCTGGAAGGCATCAACGCGATCCCGCTGAACACCTCCATGGCAAGCTGCATCTGAGCATTCTTGAGCTCCACCGGGATCACATCCTCAGGCAGCTGGTATGAGCAATCAAGAATCACCCCAGTTCGCGGCCACTGGAGCGGTTGCTCACCGGGGTGCGTCTTGACGCCTTGGTACTTGGCGCGTTGTGCCTCAAGGTAGTCCATGGCATTGATGAGCAGCGCCTCAACAGCAGCATTGTCAGCAGGCAGCTCAACTCCACGAGCAGCAGCATAGGCCTGAGCCTCTGCCACCGTCACATAGCTGGTGGCTGCTGCGTTGTCGCCTGCTCCAGATTCGATGACAAGTGCCATGGTCTTACCCTCACTGATTGTCGGTGAGCCAGTCGCTGTACAGCTTCACCAGGTCTGCCTTCTTGGCGTCGCTGTCGTAGGCAACGCCCACTTCATCCAGCGCAGCCTTGAGCTCATCCACCTTCATCTTCTCAGGGATGATCTCTTCACCTTCATCATCAGGCAACTCAGCACCGCTGATGTTAGCATCGATGCGCTTCTGAGCCTTCAGCTGCTCCTTCATGGAGGGCTGCGGGGCTTGCTTTTCCTTCTTGGCCATGAGCATGTTCCTCTTGTGAGTGGAAGCCCGGCATTGCTGCCGGGCGCCCAAGGTTGGATCAGCCGTTGGTGATCAGGAACGCCAGCGGGACGTTCTTGCGATCCACGACACGGTTCCAGTTCGCCGCCAGACGCAGGTTGGCCAGCGTGGCAGTGCGCTGCGCCAGCACGCCCGAGTCGTTGGCGGTGTCGCCGCCGCTGACCGTGTTGCTGGTGAACGCGAAGCCGAACGGATGGACCAGCCACGTCTTGCGCTCCCACAAGACTTCCAGACCGCCACCGTTGCCCTTGGCAGCCTGACGATCCAGTTCCACCGGCACCTTCGGGGAGCCAGCGCCGAAGCCCATGGCACCGCCTTGGAACAGGATGCTGGTGTACTTGAATCCGCTGGTGGTGCCAGCAACCACAGGCAGCGTGTCATCCACGATGACGCGACGACCCATGAAGGTCGGGATGAGCATCGTGCCCTGCGACGGCTGGATGAACTCGATGTCGTTGTTGTCCAGCATGCGCTTGTACACGATGCTGTGCACCGCGATGGCGTTGGTGGACTGGAAACGATCACCGAGGGTGAAGGCTGCGGTGGTGAATGCCGCGCGGCTCCAGATGTTGGTGCTGGTAGCAGCGTTGCCATCTTCGATGGAGATGTCCTCCACCATGTCGCCCGAGTCGTTGGCGATGTTGTCCGCCAGCACACCCTGCAGGGAGGCGATGGTGCGACGCTGCCACTGGCGCGTCCAGTAGGTGCCGAAGCGGTTGCGGATGTGCTGCATCGGCTCGCTGCCTGCGATCTCAACGATCAGGTCAGCGGACGACATGCCCTTGTTCAGATAGCCCACGCGGGCGATCTGCTCACCAGCATTGATCTTGTCCGGGGTTGCCTCATCGGACGAATCGTTGCTGTAGTTGGGCTCATCGTCCGGGTCGATGTCGTTCCAGAACGGAACGTGGACGATGGAACCGGCGCTGTTGGCGATGTTGTCGAGCAGCTGCGACCGGACGGCCACGCCTGACTCGAAAAACGCAGTCAGTTCGGGATCGTCGTTGGTCTGGTAGGAGGCGTACACCTCCGGGATGATGACGTCGCTCAGTTGGACGTGTGCCATGGTAATTCACCTCATGATTGGCGGTTTGTTGGGGATGGCGTCAGAAGCTCGCTGGCGCGCCCGAACGAGCCGCTGCAGCAGCCGCTTGGAACCCGGTGGGGTCTTCACGGAACCACTCAGTGCGCTCTGCTTCGGTCAGGTCATTGAACTTCTTGTTGTTGCGACTCGTGGCACCGCCACCTTGCCCACCGCCAGCACCGCTGCCAGAGGCTTTGCTACCAGACAGCAAAGGCGCAAGCGCCTTCATGCCCAGCACTTCCTTCTTGAGATCATCCAGGTTGGACGCAGACGGCTTCCCATCCTTGTCCAAGATGCGGACGATGTGTTCGCCTTCAGTCATCTCCAGCTTCATGCGGGAGCGAATGTGAGGCATGATCGCTTCGATGTACTCCGGCTTGGCAGCAACCTCACCAGCCAGCTTCACTGCTTGACCTTCCAGCAGGTGACGCTCCAACGAATTGGTCAGCGCACTGATCTGGTCAGTCAGTTCCTTCTCACGCTTGGCATTCTTGTCCTTGTAGGACTGCTCCAGCCGATCCACATCACCCTTGGGGATGCCGGTCTTGCGAAGTTCGTCCATGTCCCGCTGAGCAGTCTCCAGCTCACCAGTCAGGCGCGTCACATCGTCTTTGGCCTTGCGTGCGTTGTCCTTCTCATAGTCCTTGGCACGCTTCAGCGCACCAACGCCATGGTGATCATCGATGCCTTCGATGTCCAGATAGAACTTGCCATCTTGTTCCTTGTACTCGCCACGCAGGCTTTCCGGGACACCGTCCAGATTTTGCAGAACTGCTTTGAGAGCCATGATCATTTCCTCAGGTTTTGCTGCGACCCGCAGTGGGCTGAGTATATCGTGTCGCCAGCGTTAATAGGTACAGCGGGGCATCCGTGCTGTTGTGGCCCAAAACGTCCAAGTTTTGAAGTGGAACTAAATCCCAGCGCGATTGAACGCTGACGGATTCTTGCGACGCATTTCCTCCAGCGTCAGAGGGTTGAAGTTCTTGTCCAGATTCAGCCGCGCAAACTGCTCAGCGCTCAGGCCGCCATCCCGGAACAACTTGCCCCGGACAGGCCCAAGCGCATCATCTTGGAACGTCTTGCTTTGGGTCTTGAGCCAGTCATAGTAGGACTGTGACGCTGGTACCTGACCACCCTTTGACGCGCGGGAGGTATTGCTGAGCAAATCAACTCCCTTGATCTTGGGGATCGTCGTGCTGCGGCAGTTGATGTGAATGGGCGGCACCGGGCCTTTGCCCGGCAGGAACGTCTTGCCATCCAGCGAGCGGCATTGCGTTGTGGTACGCGAATCCAGCGTGCTGATCCAGACATACCCTTCGATGATGTCGCTATTGTCATCCATGACCAGCTGTTGGGCTTGAGCGCTGACGTGCTGAAGGGAAGTGCGCACCATGGCGTCTGCTTCACGCTTGATGACGCCTCCCAGCAAGCCATCCTTGAAGCCTCCCGCCTTGGTACCGCGAATCATGCGGACGATCTCATCAGTGGTCTTGCCTTGCGCATAGCCTACGCGGATGGCACCCTCAACTCGCTTGATGGCTGACTCGCCCCAGCTGGTGATGAATGGCGCCATCAACTCGCCTGTCGCTTGGATCGGTGCGGTCAGAGTCGCACTCCAAGAAGCGGCCGCAGCGGGAGTGATGGCTGGCGAGTTGGGTGGTGCGATCAGGTTGACGGTGCTGGTGTGGTACTCAAGGCCATACTTGCTGAAGCTGCGCAACGTCTTCATGTAGGCTTCTGCCTGAGCATCCGTCAACTCAGTCATTGCCGCGCGCAACTTCGCCAGCGCCTTGTCCAGACGCGCCCGGGACGGTGCTGTGCCCATGTCGCGGATCGCTGCTGTGATGGCTCGATCCAACGCGCGGATGGTGGCGTCAGTCTTGCGAATCTCCCCGGCCTTCAGTTGCTCCAGGTACACCTGGAACTTGACTGTGATGTCGTGGATCAGCTGCCCCTCTTTTGTGAGCCTAGCCATCACTCATCCTTGTTCGCATCTTCATCATCAGGGTTGTCCTGAATGGGCTTGCCATCAGGGCCGAGGCCATTGGCCTTGTCCAAGTCGATCTGGCGCTGAGCATCACCCTCAATCTCCTCTTTCGCCTCCTCATCGTCCATGGTAGCGATGCCTGACTGACGCAGCTGACTGCGCATCTCGCTCCACGTGATGGCGCCGCCTTGCCATTCAGCAATCAACTGAGCACGGTCAGTGGAGGCCATCTTCTGGATGGCGAAGTCAGTGGACAGGGCGAAGATGACGTTGTCCTTCTCAGCGTCGCTGACAGCATAGAAGTCGCACGCCCACTTGATGGACTGCTCCATTGCTTGGCTGGTGTTGCGAGCGCACGAGGTCAACGTGCTGTTGACCATGGCATTCTCCATCTTTGCCTCGCCCAACGTCCGCTGAACCTTCTTGTCCTCCACCAGCTGCGCACCCAGCGCAATCATCTGCTGTTCCTTCTTGTCCATGGCTTCCTTCACCATGGAGTTGGGCTCTGCTTGGATGAGTCCTGCCTGCCCACCTTCCGGGAGCGGAACAGCGCCACGCGATCCCAGCTGAATGGTCTCCTTCAGAACCTCCTTCACCCAGTGCTCAGTGAGGCCGCTGAAGTAAGGCGTGGGCTGGCCGACCATGTACACGCTGTCCTCATAGTCCGCACTGTTGTGGTAGTGCGCCATGTTCAGGACGGCCATGTCATACATGGGTGGGCGATCAACGTTGCTGTCGTTGTTCTGGCTCCCGACGAAAGTGAACGGGATGTAGCTCAGGCGATTGCCGGCGCCATCAGTCGGCATCATGGGCGGTTGCTTCGCCCAGCCCTGCTCAGGATCGTCATTGATGGGTCGCCACTCATCCACCACGTACAGGTTATCATCATCAAGGCGCAGCACACGCTTGCAGCGACCACGCTTGATCTCAAACCCATCATCAGCGATGGTGTACGACTCATTGAGCACCACCAAGCACAGGACAGACTGGGCGTTGATCGTCTTGTAGCGCCAGTTGATGATGTCCGTTGTGCTGTACATCTGGATGATGGGCCGCGCCTCACCGTTCTGGACTTGCTCACGCGTGAAGTCGGAGCCATCCTCATTCTTTGGAGGGAAGTCAGTGAGCAGGCCACAACGACCGTAGGCCAGCACCTGCCCCAGCACCTTCTTGGCCTGCTGAGTCATCGACACGCCTGTGCCTGTGACGTCCCACCACATGGCGTCCATCTGTTCAGGGAACTCACTCACAGGGTCAGCAGCGAACACCTGACCAACAAGACCAGCGACGGTGTTGCCTGTGACGTTGTAGAACACAGCACGCAGCAGGTAGCTGTCATAACGTGCCTTGTTCTCATTGGAGGTGTCAGCAGCGTTGGGGCGAGGCAACCACTTGTCACCTCCCTTCTTCACTTCCTCTTGCCCTGAGAGGCAAACACGGATGAGCTCATACTTCTTGAGCTCCGCTGCCAGATCAGGCAGCATGTAATCGACGTTGGGTGAATCGGGAAGCCCCACCGCGCTGGTGGTGACCTTGGTGACGGGAGACAGGGACGTGGACATGGCGATCCTCAAGATGGCAGGCGAATGACTAGGAGTTCAGCAGCACCGCTGCCCTTCAAGACTCGATAGCGAAGTGAATCATAATCGTGATCCTCTTGCTTGGTATCAACATCCTCAGGTTTCTTTTCGTCACGCTGGAGGACAGGGAGATGCTCAAGCAGGTTGCGACAGTGATCCATGATGTACAGAGCAGGTTCCTCTGGGTGATCCTTGCCAGCCTCACTGAGCATGGCGCGAATCTTGTCCAGGCCTATCTTACGCGAGCCGGGCGACTTGTCTGACTTTTCCCAGCGGATGCCCTTGCTCCCCATATCATCAGCAATGGTGGGCGTCTTGGGGTTCTGGACGTCAGCAATGGCGTTGTCAGCAGGGCCGGGAGCAGGCTTGCGCATCACCCACTTCCCGGTGATGAGAGATTGCTCCATGTCGATGATGCCGCGCGCAATCTGCTTGGCGCTCATCTTCAGGCCTTGATTGTCGCCCTTACCGCCATACCACTCTTGGATGACGATGATGCTGCCCTTTGGTGGCGCCCACTTCCTTCCATCAGGGAGCGTTGCCTCAGTCCCATCACTCTCAGCATACCACAGCACAGAGAATGGGCGAGCAGAACCCCAGTCAAAGGAGCGATCAACGCGCCACGACCCGGGAATCTGGAACCTGCGGCGCTTGATGCGGTCATTCCACACGTCATCCAACGCGCCACCAGCGACAATGTTCCAGTCGCCATCACGCATCGCCTTCACCAGCGCGTCATTGCCAAGGCCTGACAAGCGGTCGATGTAGTCAGGGTCATTCTCCGCCATCGTCGGATTGTCGTCCAACTTCGCAGGGATGTACTGTCGCAGCAAGCCGCCTTCCTGCTTTGACTGCCTCACAAGGGCCAGCGGCTCTGCTGGTGTGATCCATGTCTTCTTGACCCAGTTGTGACCGATGCCTCCCGGGTTCGATCCAGCGAGCACGCGCGGGAAGCAATCGCGCAACTCTGGCGGAACGATGAGGCCGCCAAGGCGTACACGGCCACGCAGGTAGCGATACATGAACTCAGTGAAGTGAGTCGCCTCATCAATCATCAGGACGTGAATCTCAGCACCCTGATAATCATACACACTCTTTTCATCCTTGGCGTGGCACAGGTGAATCTTGGAGCCATTGAACGGGAAGCTGATGGCGTTGTCGCTGTAGTTGATCTTGGCGTAGCCAGCAGCAACCCAACGTGACAACAGGTTCGGATACCCTGATGGGCCTTCCATGTGATTCTTGTACAGGTCAGGGAACTTGCGCCTGAACAGATACGTCTGAAGACCCGGGATGAACGTGGACCACAACACGCTCGCGCCACGCATCAAGTGAGACTTGCCGCCTCCTGCCGCGCCACCATACAGCACCTCAGTGCCCAATGTGTCGTATGCGACAGTTTGCTTCTCATGTAGCTTGATGTCAAGGGCATACGGGTCATCCGCTTCCCCGATCATATCAATCAAGCGGTCGCCAAGGTCATCCATCACTTGGCAGCCTTCTTGGGCTTCTTGAATGCCTTTGGCGTTGACTGTGTCTGCTGTGCTTGTTCAGCGTTCGATCCTGATGTTGCTTGTGGGGCTTCGCTGGTGGGCTTGGCCTCATTGACGGTGACTTGAGGGCGATTGACAGTGAGGTTGATGGTGGGGCCGCGTGGGCCAGTAGGTGCGTTGCTGCCCCCAGCGCTGCCATCAGGATTGCCCTTGGGAATGCCATGTACATCCTCCAGCTTGCGGTGTAGGAATGGCTTGGCACGTTCTGCCGCATCCATGCGTCGCTCAAACGGCTGCTCATCATCGTTCAGGATTTCCATGTACAGCGTCAGCGGACTGTTCTTGAATCGCGCCATTGCGCGTCGCAGCCCATCACTGACCTTGTCATCCAAACCCAGAACCTGCTCAGCATGCTCCTTGGCCTTGACAAATTCATCACGGTTCGGGCGAGGGCCATCACCGCGCCGTGGGGCGCGTCGGCCATCCACCTTCTGTTCCGCAGCAGCCATGACCTCATTGGATTGCTTGGACACTTTCAACTCCCTGCGCACCGCGCATCAAATAGTGAGACATCACGCGCGGGACTATAAAGCAGCCACATCAGCAAGGGGAAGCCAACATGTTCATTGCTCATCAAATCAGCACGCATCACTCCAGCATTCATCAGCACTGCCGCGCGCATCATCAAGTGCTCAATCCCCGGGACGGTAGGGACGATCAGGGACGATGTTTTCCTATTGCAGCTGCACAACCGCCGCCGCGCGGCTATCTCCCCTCCTATCTCTTACGTTTGAACTTTCTAGAAAACATCGTCCCTATCGTCCCTAAGATCGCTCAAAGCAAGCCCCGGCAATCATTTGCTGAGGGACGATGCCCCGGCAAACACCGTCCCTTTCATCGTCCCTCGCTCACAGATCATCGTCCCTGCCATACGGTTCGCACCGGATCGGTACGCCTCGCCACGCTCCCGGGAGGCTCTAGGAGGCCGGGAAAACATCGTCCCTCTACCCTCCGCCCTGCCCTCTCCCCGGGCCAGCCTCCTGCACACGTTCCCGGGGCCGGAAACACACCTCAAATCTCATCGGAAACCGCAACCCCGTACAAGTACCGGGTGCTGCCTGACTTCCCCTTCCGAACCTTGCCCATGAGCTGGGCGCTGAGCCGCCGCGACAACTGATTGCTGGCCATTACCGGGAAGCCCCGCGCCTCACTCCACGTCTTGTACACTTCATACAGGTGGGTCATCTCCACCTTCTCATCAACACCAAGCGTGCAGCGATCCTCCACAAACTGGGCCAGCGGGTTGTTCTCTTCATACCACTCCTGCCGGGCACTGTTGCTGGCTTCTGGCTCATTGAACTTGCCACGCTTCTTGAGTCGCTTGTAGCCTTCCACGCACCAACGCGCGATCCCGGGCAACTCAGCCTCCAACTTGTCCAGCAAGGTGACGTCCTCACGGCCA